CCCTCCAGACCACCACCGCCTTCGTCTGCGTCTCTGACACCGCCGAGGGCTACACAGAGCTGAACAACTCTCCGCGCACTCGAAGAGTCAAGACGGTCTTTTTCGCCATGCGTCACCAACTGGGAAACATGGCAGCCCGTCTTGATTGCTTCGATACCATGCGCGAACTGTTCCGGCAATATATGTCGGTACTCATCCTGGAGCAGACAAAGCTTCAGGAACGCTCCTTGTATCTCGATCCGCGCATCCGCTTCTCCGAGATACCCGAATACTTCGCTTCGGGCTGCGCCTGCGCTTCGTTCCAAGTGACCGTCGATATCTATACCGATTTACGTTACAATCAATCCGAATGGCTGTCGGAAGCAGCACAACCGGCAGAGCCGGTAGAAACCACCGATAACCCATAACCTTAAATCATTTTTAGCATGACCTACACCGAAGAACAACTACAGCAAATTGACCAATTTGCCTCTATCTACCTCCGTCCTACGGACATAGCCGTCATTCTCGGTGTCCGAATTGAGGAGTTTAAGCAGGACATCCAAGACGAGTCCAATCCGGCATTTACGGCGTACCGCCATGGGAAAGCATTAAGTAAAGTACAACTCCACCAGCAAGAAATGACCCTTGCCAAGGTGGGTTCGCCGCTTGCGTTGCAGACGGCTCGTGAGAACCTTTTAGACATGGAGGACGATGAGTAATGGCCAGACCACAGACAGTAGAAATAGCTAAGCGTGACCTCTTTACCGCCGAGGCGGAACTGATGGAACGTTACCCTGCCGAGACCGTGCAGCGTCTGCTTCGTTTACGGGAGGAATATACGTGGTTCATGTCGAACCCGGACGCGAAAGATAGGGTGTTTATCGGGGAGGTACGCTCGCGTTTTGGCATAGGCTTAACGCAAGCATATGCAGACCTTTCAGTAATTAAGGCATTGTTACCTACGCTCTCGCAGGCTTCGCGTGACTTTCACCGCTATCGCTTCAATGAGATGATATTGGAGACTTATCAGATGGCAAAGGCGCGTAAGGACACAAAGACGATGGAGAAAGCTGCCGCTTCCTATGCCAAGTTCAATCGTGTAGATTTAGAGGACGAGCAGGCAGTTCCTTATGAGATGATAGTTGTGCAGCCCTTCACGGCTACCGACGACCCGACGGTTCTCGGTATCAAGCCTATTCCGAACCTGCAAGAGAAGATAGACAAGATGATCAAGCACTATGGCGCTGAGACTATCGACATCGAGGACATCGAATATGAGGAGGCAGACCTGGAGGAAGAGATGTGGAACCCAAAAACGGAGGAACAGCCCCATGACTAAACGTGTCTATTTCAACACCCCGCAGCGTTTGACGCAGCTCATCGGTGCCAATACTACGGTTATTGTGGCCGGGCGACGTACCGGCAAAACGGACTCTATCGCCTCTCCCTTCGTGCTACGCAACATGCAACGCATGCCGGGAAGCACGGGCGGTATCGTCGTACCCACGTTCAAGCATGGTCTGACGAACACCATTCCGGGCCTTCTCGCCGCTTGGCGTCGATGGGGCTTGCTGCCTAACATCCACTATGTGGTGGGCAAGAAACCGCCTAAGTCCTTCGGCACGGCTATCATTGAGCCTACCGATTTCGAGCACGTTATATCATTTTATAACGGCTCTCGTGCTATCATTATTTCGCAGGACCGCCCTGGCTCTTCCAACTCGCTTACGCTCTCTTGGCTTCTGATCGACGAGGCCAAGTTCATTGACTATGAAAAGTTGAAAGAGGAAACGCTTCCGGCCAATGGCGGTATCAAGTCCTACTTTGGCAAGCACTCCTTCAATCACTCCATAATGATACTGTCGGATATGCCGCAGTCCAAGAAAGGCTCATGGTTTCTGCACTACAAGCAGAAGATGGACGTGGAGCTTATTAGGACGATTGAAGCCACCGTTTATGAGATTTGGCGATTGAAGCAAAAGGTCAAGGAGGCTATTGCTGCAGGCCAGACGCCGCCGGAATATCTCCGTAAGAAGATACGCCACCTTGATAAGCAGCTCAATCAGATGCGCTCCGTAGCCGTTTACTACAAGGAGTATTCCTCTATCGAGAACTTGCAACTCCTTGGAGAAAACTATATCAAGCAGATGAAGCGTGATCTTACTCCGCTTACTTTCCAAACCTCAATTCTTTGCAAGCAAATCGGCATTGCAAAGGATGGCTTCTATTCGTCAATGAGGGAGTCTCATAAGTACGACGCATCCAATTTTGAGTACTTGGACACCCTTTGGCAGTCCAATGTAGTTGGACTATCAGGGGACGTTCCTGCTACCGTTTTTACCTCGCAGGCAGACCGTGACGTGAACCCCGACGCACCCATTTGCATCGGTATGGACTACAACGCAAACATCAACTGGATCGTTGCCGGCCAACCTTCCGGAAACCGATTAAATGTGCTCAAATCCTTCTACGTCAAGTTTGAAAGAAAGCTCCCGGCACTGGTGGATGATTTCTGCAATTACTATGCAGAACATCGTAATAAAACGGTCGTTTTCTACTACGATACAACCGCGCTCGGAAGCAACTATGCCGTGAATACACAGGATTTTAGGTGGGTTGTCATCCACGAGTTTGAGCGTCACGGCTGGCAAGTCCAGGATGTCTATTTGGGCAACCCAATGCGCCACGATGAGAAGTACCTGCTCATCAACCAAGCCTTCCAAGGCAAGCAACGTCTCATGCCGTTCTTCAACCGTCAGAATAACGATGATCTAATCCTCGCCATTCAGTCTGCCGGAGTCCTGAACGGACGCAACGGCTTCCACAAAAACAAGTCCGGAGAGAAGCTTGCCGAGTCCGAAGAAGACCTCCTCGAACACCGTACCGATGGCACAGACGCTTTTGACACACTGTATATTGGCTGCGAAAAGTTCCCTCAAGAGGTCATTTCGAGCGTAAATTACTCCGGGTTTGGATGAGAAAGTTATCAAATTGTTGTAAAAATGAACGTTATAGGCATTTTTATAGATAAATATCCGTCATATATGGTGTTTTTTTTGTAATTTTGTACCGAATTTTGACCGGCAGGTGTAAAAAGTACCTCTGCGGTGGTGTCAAAATCGGGAAATTTATGTCAAAATCTAAAAAAATTTCGTAGGCTCGAAGTATAGTACAGCCTATCGAAGCAAGAAGACATTAGCACGGCATAAACGCCGAATTGCGAAACATCTTCACAGATTGGAGGCTGCTGACCGCCTCGCATGTTCTACCATTCAATGCCTTAAAGAACGTATCCGCTACTTGGAAGCCAAAATTAAGGCTATAGGAAGGTAAATTAGAAGCAGCGGCGTGGACTACCAGACGATGGTAGTCCACACTTTTGATAGTCCACAATGCGGCTCTATAGCAGGAATTTGTGAAAATTCACGGAAAAATGCTATAAATATGCGATTTTTTTAACAGAACTATTGCGTATATCAAAAAAAAGCAGTACTTTTGCAGCCGAAATTAGTGAATATTCACCCAAATATGCTATAAATTATGATTTTCAATCGCAATTTGTACCTTCAGAAACTCATTTCCGCTGATGGAAATGGTATGATTAAAATTATCACCGGCATACGTCGGTGCGGTAAATCATTTCTTTTATTCAATATCTTCCGGAACTACCTTCTTTCCCATGGTGTTCAGGAAGACCACATCATTGGCTTAGCACTCGATGATGTACGCAATATTGGACTGCTCACACCCGAGAAACTACTTGATTATATAGATAATCACATCATAAATGACGACAAGAAGACATATATCATCTTGGATGAGGTTCAGTTGGTGGATAATTTTGTCGGAGTGTTACTTAGTCTTACACACATGCAAAATGTTGAGGCATACGTATCTGGAAGCAACTCAAAATTCCTCAGTAAGGATGTGGTGACGGAATTTCGGGGTCGCGGATGGGAAATACGTGTACGTCCATTGAGTTTTGCTGAATACTTGGAAGGTGTTGGAGGTGAAAAACGTGATGCTTTAGAGGAGTACTATACCTATGGAGGACTGCCTGCTGTCGCAATGATGTCAAGCAAAGAGTCGAAACAATCTTATCTGAAAGATCTGTACCGTACAATTTACCTGAAGGACATTATAGAGCGCAACCGTCTTCAAAATGAGGAAGGATTGGAAGAGATATTTCGAGTTTTGGCATCATCTATGGGAACTACGGTTAATCCCACCAAGATTGCAAATACTTTCAAGTCAGTATCAAACCTCAAAATATCCTCTCATACTATTTCCAAATACATAGAGCACCTAAAGGATGCGTTTATGGTTAGTGAAGCCGAGCGCTATGATATAAAAGGACGTAAATATATTGGTGCAGATAGTAAATACTACTTTGAAGACCCTGGCATACGCAATGCTATTCTCGGTTTCAGACAAGTGGAATTTAGCCACATGATGGAGAATGTACTATATAATGAATTGTGTGCACGCGGTTACTCGGTTGATGTAGGACTAGTAGAAGTCTGGGAGAAGAACGAGCAAGGCAAGATGGAGCACAAAATTTTGGAAGTGGATTATGTAATTAATCGAGGCTCACAGCGCATCTATATCCAATCAGCATATATGATGCCCGATCAAGTCAAATCTGCTCAAGAACAACGCCCGCTTACAAAGATAAGTGATAGTTTCCGCAAAGTCATCATTTCCGGAGACAATTACGGAAAATTCTATAATGACGAAGGTATCTTGAGGATAGGAGTTTTTGAATTCTTACTTAATGTCAACTGCTTAGACGAATAATGTAAATATGTAATTTGAGTACTATGATACGAGTAAATTGTTTCTTCCAAGCCACCGATGGCGACACATACAGAGACGCACTGCGTGCTGCAGTGGCTCTTACCGAACTTTCACGCAAACACGCAGGTTGTATTGCCTACGATGTATTCCAGAGCGCGACCCGCTCGGACGTTTTCATGTTCTGCGAAACATGGAAAGATGATGCTTCCCTCAAGGCTCATGCCGAAACGCCTGAGTTCGCGAAATACGTAGGCGGCATGCAAGCCTGCGGACAATTGAAGTTGGAAAGATTTGAATTTTGACGACTATGATAGTTACTACAACCCCGTCCATCGAAGGTCATCCCATCAAAGAGTACAAAGGTCTTGTGTCCGGAGAGGTCATCTTCGGAATGAACTTCCTCAAAGACATTGGCGCGTCGCTGCGTGATTTCTTTGGAGGTCGTACCGAGAGTTACGAAAGCGCTATGCTCGAAGGACGCGAAACTGCGCAGAAAGAAATGCTGCAGCGCGCGAAAGAGATGGGCGCCAATGCCGTCGTTGGTGTTAGCTTTGGCTATGAGACGATGGGTCAAGCCAACAGCATGATTATGATCTCCATCAGCGGCACGGCCGTTGTGATTGACTAAAGGATGTAACATTATGGAAGAATTTCGAGTTGATATGCGATTGACAACGCCGAAGGAACAGGCAAAGTATATGCAACAAGGCGCTTTGTTGCATCGTTTTAATAA